TGCGATTTTTCATATTGGTTCATTATTTTTGTTATATCAACACTAGAAAGCCATGTAGATGGATTTGTTATCCACGTTTTTGGTGAAAATGGTTTAAATATTTCTTTTATTAATAATTCGCTGTTGTTAATAGAAGACAACTTGCTTTTTTTAAGCCAACACAGTTCATCATAACACTCTTTGCTTAGCTTGTTTTTGAAAAATTGCCATATTTCTTTACTGTTATTTGTATTAATCTTTTCATCGCTATTGTTATTCCATAGCTCTTTAAATGTTTGTAAATTAGTGCGGGAATAGCAAGTATAATCTTTAAGTTCTGGGTCATTATTATTATTATTTTGTGGAGCGCATTTTAATCTTTTAAATTTTTGTTCTTTATGTTTTCTTACACTTTTGATGCGCTTGCTTAAGTTACGTCGTGACCGCCTATTTTTTCTCCCTTTACTAAATGTAAATTTGTTATATAAATTATTTTTGAAAGTCATAGCACTATATAATAACTATATAATAAGTATATAAAAAGTATATAAAAAGTAATTAATTAATTTATTCCCACTTTTGTGGAAGAATTTTCTTATATAGACTAGTATTTGACTTTTTAGTAACCATTAAATCTATATTGGTTAATTTTTTTGAATTTGAACTATTAGAAGACATTAATTTTAATGTTTCATTTACAATATTAAAGTCATTGCTATTTAATGTAGCTTCTTCTTGTTTTATTGTTTTATAATTATTTGAATAGTCTTTAAGGTCTTCACATATTAAATTTTGAATTTTTGTTTCTTTAAAATGTTGTATTAAATTTAATACATATAGCAAATAATATAGTTTGTGTTTTTCTTGACCTTCTTTATATTCATTATTTTCTAACAATTCCTTTAAGTTACTATTGTTTGTAGCTAATATTTGCTCTTTAAAGCTATTTATATTTTCATCTAAATTATTATATATTGATTTTAGTAAATAATTGTTATTTAGTAAACTATCTATTTTATTTGGCTTAAAGAACCGCTGATGATTTGTTAAATACAATAAATCAATATTGTTTACGGACTCACTCTCTCTTTCTTTTTCTTTTTCTTTTGCTATGTTAGGGACGCTACTAGGCACGCTACTAGGGATGCTACTAGGAACGCTACTAGGCACGCTACTAGGGACGCTACTAGGGACGCTACTAGGCTGTTGACTAATTTCTAAATCTAAAGTCATACTATTTTGCGCTTTTGATTTTAGTTTTTTTTTCTTAGCTTTTTTTTCTTCTTTAAGTTCTTTTGTTTCTTTTGATTCTTTAAGTTCTTTTGTTTCTTTTGATTCTTTATATTCTCTTAAATTAGAAAACATAGTTGTATATTATAATTTTTATTTTAAATCTTTTAATTGAACTCGTGTTGAGTTATAAAATAATTCTTGTCCAATTGAATTTGATAAACTAGGATTAAAATCATTAAACTTTGTTTCTTGAAACAATAAACTAGCTTCTAAATTAACATTTTGTGGCAACTCTTCTATTTTAGTTTCATATAAATCACTTGTGCTGTCTGGAATATAACGCGACTGGTCTGCCTTTTGTAAGGCAAAAAATTGGTTGCGTAATGTTGACTCTTTATCTACATTTGAAGCAAATCCGCAAAAATGTGGCTTTCGTGTGCCTGGAAAAAAGGTAGAACTTACATCATACACATTGTAATTCGCTATTGGTTCTACTGATTTTAGTACGTTATTAATTGTAGGCATTAATGTATATTTAGTATTTACTGGTCTAAATGGAAAGTTCATTGTTAAATTGTTTGATGGAAAGTTTCTAGCAAATAGTTCATTATTGATTGAATTGTTTTTATCATAATTATTAAATGTTATGTTATAAAAATTATTAGGGTCAATCATTATATATAATAAGAACTATAAAATTATTGTTAAATATTATTTATGTTTAATAATATTTAATAAAAAAATAGGAATAAGTTTTAACGGCGACTAAGTTTTAACGACTAATAAGTTTTTAACGACTAATAAGTTTTTATGGTTTAAACGACCTTAACGCTTAGCAAAATTATAATTATTTAAATAATACTTTTTATGTGTTCTTTCGTGTGAATTAAATAATACACACGCCTTATTTTCATTCATTTTATTACGCTGGTGTTCGTAATAACTTTTATTTAAATGCATCAGTTTTCTCTTTTCTAATGTTTTTAAATAATTTATATCAAACATATGTTTCATAATATTGTTATTATTGTGCGTTAGTAAAGATAATAACATAAGAGCTGAACTAGCCATATTTTTCTATAACATAAAATAATAGTATGTATAACTAATTCAATTTTTTTTATATAAGTTAGCGTATTGATTTAGCGTCTTGATTTATTGTCTTGATTGAACAATATAATAAAGATGGCTATTAGATTCTGGTATTGCCTCTTCTTGTAATCGCGTTAAACATGTTTCTAAACAATCTAATGTGTTTTGGCTAAAAGTATGAATTTGAGAATCCAAATGTCTAAAAAAATCATTACGAATATTTTTATGTTTTATCATTTTAGCTACTAAATTTTCATAACTAGTCCAATCATCATTATTACAAAAATTTACTAATGACTGTCTATTGTCACTTCCCCTTGGATGTTTTGATTTACTATAGCTTCTTCCTCGGGCGCGTCTTGTAATTATTCTTTTTTTTCTAAATGATTTGCGTTTTACCATATTTATATATATAAAGTATATTATTATTCAGCTTTTTAAAACATCATCAGATGTTTTATCGTTATTAAACCATATCATTTTTATGGAAGCAATGTGCGCACTAATAATATCATACGATATACTTAGCGCATATAAACTCATTAATTTATAATAGTCTTGATTTTGAATCCAATTTATTACTTCATAATATATATTATAGTTATGTGATATAATTGTAATGTATGGTATAAAATATTGAATAGTTCTAGAACCCACACTTTCAAGTTGAGACCAATGAAGTTGTTTTCCAAACAACTCGTAATTATAATTGTCTAAAATATATTCATCCATAGTTTCATAAGTCTTAATGTCAAAATTATATAGATCTAAATATTTTATAATATTGGCATCGTCCATAACAATAGCTTTAATAGCATTATTCATAGCAGCAAGAGTTTCTTCTTTAAGCATATTATAGTGTAAGTTTATAATATGTTTATGTATATGTTTATATTGTATTTGAATAATTCAATTTTATATTTATGTTATTTATGTTATTTATGTTATTTATGTTATTTATGTTATTTATGTTATTTATGTTATTTATGTTATTGATAATAAAAGCCATTAAAATCCTGTTTTTTATGTTTTGTTAGTTCTTTGTTTATTTCAACAATACATTCACTTGTCGATGTTACATATATGTCGGGTATAAAAGCATGTATGAATGCTTTTAAACAAGATAATAATAATATAAAAGCATAATGTAATGAAACAAACATATGTTCAAAATAACCCATTTTCATTTCCTCTAAATGAGTAGAATGAAAAAACATTTGCTATAACATAGCAAAACAAATAAACTTTAAACTTTGTATTTAAACTATTTGTTTAAATAATTGTTATATATGTGATATAACGTATAGCTTGAATATAATAATATAATTAAACTACCTACTAACTTTCGCGATACATTATAAGGCCAATATGGTAAAAAATATGTTATTGCTAATGCTAATAAACCAAAATAATATATAATATTATTGTATTCAAAGTATTTTGTAATATTTAGCAATGGATAAAAACCAACTAAATGTATAAATATGTTAATAATAAAAATAAACACTAATTTTTCCTGTATGATTTTATAATAACTATCAATTAATCCAACTATTCCAATTAATAAGAAAATTAAACTTACATATTTAATATAAGAATTATAATAATATATTAACACTAACACGCTAGGAAGTAAAACCCAACATAATTCTCCACGCATTATTTTATAATGATAATAATATATATTGTTGTTTTTGAATGTTATTTTCATTTATCCTTATATATAACTAATTTTATAATTCTGAAAAATATTAATATTTAGTTATATATAATGACATCTAAAGTTGTAGGCGAAGGCACGTTTGGGTGTGTATTAAAACCTCCGCTTTTATGTGATGACGCTGGCGTATTAACTAAAAAAGACTATAACAATAAAATATCTAAAATAATGTATAAATCTGACGCAATCAATGAAGAAAGCGAATATAGTTCAATAAATAATATAGTTGGCTTAGAAAAATATGCTATTGCACGTCCTCATTTATGTAAGCCTTTAATGGATAATCGATTTAATAATAGTGTTAAAAATTGTAAAACAAAACTTGTTAAAGCCACATTTGCTAACAACAAAAATGACTTGTTAATGTTGCTATTAGAAGATGGAGGCATTAATATACTTGACTACATTAAAGAAGTATTTCCATTAGAAACATTAAATGCTAAAAAAGTATTTTTAACCTCATTGCTAGGGTTATTTGATGGACTCCTATTTTTTCAAGCTAATAAAATTATTCATAGAGATATAAAAATGCAAAATATGGTATATAATGTTAATACTGGAAAAGCAAAATATATAGATTTTGGACAAATGACTAACTTTAAAAATTTTATTAGAAAATGTAATAATAATACTGAAACATTAGGTGTAAGTCATAGTTATTATGCTTCTGAAAATAGTTGTTCTAATAAAGCAGCGTTTAATTCTAATAGACCTAAATGTATGGCTATAAAAAACCATTTTAAGACACATCGTGAATTTACTAGTTATGTGACTAAATCATTTGACATATATTGTTTAACATTGGCATTATCTAAATTGGCTGATTATTTGCGTTTTAAAAAGCCTGATAAGTTATTTTTTACCAAAATCTATAAAAAACCCGGAACCATTAACCCAGACTTTTTTAAGGAATTTGGAATATTATTGTATTATTATTATCATAATGATGTTACAAAACGAAATATTAATATTGTGGAACTTAAAGAAAAGTACACAAGTTTATTAAAAAAATATAACTATTATTCAAAGACAAGTGAAGAACCATCTGTTGAAGTTAAAGAAGTTATTGAAAAAATAAAGAAAAAAGAGATTAAAGTCGACCTTGCAAAAGTTTGCCCCCCTCATAAACCAGTATTAAACTCTGCTACAAATAGATGTGTTGCTGAATGTAAGCCTGGATTTATTAGAAACAAAAGCTTTAGATGCGTTAAAATGAATTTACGCGGCACTCAAAAGAAGCCAAGCTTAGGCTCTTCACTCACAAAACGCAGATTATGCGAATCAAAAAATAAAGATTATAATCATATTACAAAACGTTGTAATGCTAAATGTCCTAAAAATAAAACGCGTAATGCGCAATTTAAATGCGTTTAAAATGCGTTTAATATTTTATATACTTTTTTGTCTTTCTTTTTGTCTTTATTTTTATATACTTTTTTATATGCTTTTTTGTATACTTTTTTGTCTTTCTTTTTCTCATTCTTTTTCTAATTCTTTTTGTACTATTATATTTTCGTCCTCCAGAAACTGGGTCAGGAACTGAAATAGGTATAAACTCGAATGTTGGGTCTGAACCCTCAGTAATAATACATTCTAAATAACCATGATCTTGTATTTCTCTTTTAAACGTATATCTTATATTTTCGGCTGTATGTGTTTTCTCCATTTTCTCTGGTTCTGGTAAATTAGGATCTAATTTGGTTCCACCTGTTCCGACTATATATTGGTTTATTGTCATCGTTTTATCATTTGCTAGTTTTAATGTAATTAGTCCTTCTTGGTATAAATGCAAATCTGAACATAAATAATAAAATAGGGCTTTTGGTAATTTATTATAAATTTTTTTTAAAACAGGTTTAAAACCCAGATGGATATCACTTGTAAATTTTATTGGTACTACTTCTGTCTTTTTATATTTTATTTGAAATATCGGGTGATGTCCAACTATTATAACATGTTTTATTGTTGTGATTCCTCTTTGTGCTTTATTAATTGCTTGTTGAATTTTAACATATTGATAACGTCTTAAATATTTTATTGAGAGAAAGCGTAACTTTATATCTTTATAAAAAGGATTGTTTTCAAAAAATGTATTATAACAAGGTAAATATGTGGTTGTATCCTTTTCGAGTTCATATATACTTGTATCTATCATTAATAATAATGTTTCATTATTTATAAACTCTGATTTAAAGAATACATAATCAATATTTTTTTTTTCTTTAATTGCTTTAAGTTCTAATTGTATTATTTCACATTCATTTTTTTCTGGTCTACGAGACTGTAGATCACTTGGACTAGTAACAAATAAATTTTTTTTATCATTTCTATCTAAATCATGATTGCCAAGTATCATAGTAATTGGTATATCAACAGGTAATGATAATAGACCGGCTTTTAAGACTTCTGTATATATTGTTTTTTCCTTTGTTGTAGATGGTGCTTTTTCTAATTTTTTAGATGTCTCATCTTTTGGTGACTTGTCTTTTTTTTCTGATTGTTCTCCTTTTGGTGACTTGTCTTTTTTTTTAGATGTCTCCTCTTTTGGTGACTTGTCTTTTTTTTTATCTTCTATTTTATGAGGATAATAATTATCTCCTGATATGATTAATTTATCTGGTGGGTCTAATTCGTCAAGTTTTTTTTTTATAAATGTCATTACATCATTTGCACGTCCTTGAACGACACCATCTATAGTATTCAAATTATTCCAACATCCAAATTGCCAAAATTTAAAAGTAGCCATTTGTCTTTCTCTATATATAGACTATACTATAATATATAAACTATGTAATCTATAAACTATGTAATCTATAAACTATGTAATCTATAAAAAAATTGAATTCTTAAAATACTATTATTATATAACTTATTATATAGTACAACATGGATGCCTATTTTAGCAATGAGAAAATAACAGACTCTGATTTGTGCAATACAAAATATAGTATAGCTGTTTTAGAAAAACATTTTCATTATTTAAATAAAAAAGTGGTGCTTTGTACTCAAGATTTAAATGCAGAGTTTTGTGTAAAATATATATTAGATATGGACGTTGACTCAGGAAGCGAAGACAGCTACTTATATGATAAAAATCATATTCTTAGGATGCAGCAACATATTAGCGAAGAAGAATTTGATAAAGCTTATGCTTTACTATATAATGATGATTAAATTTATAGTTGTTTTGTTTTATGTTTTATGTTTTTTGTTTTATGTTTTATGTTTTTTTTCTTTAAATTGAAAAATAGTTATTAAAATATATTAAAGTTATATATACACATTTTATTTAATAAGGCTATGAATATTCAATTGCTACAGCAAGCTCTTGAAAATGATGATAATTTAAATATTATTAATACAAATATTCAAGATATTAAAAATAAAAAAAATGAAATATTACAAGAACTTGGACTAAAGAGAGATGACTTGAAAAGTTTTCATAAAAAATTAAATGGCTATATGTATATAGACAATATAAGCGATTTAAAATATGGGCGAAACATACGATGGATTAATTTGAAACGCTTGGACCCAATAAAAATAACAAACGGCTCCGTTTTATGTGATATAAAAATGGGTGCTAAAGGTATAGTATTAGTGTTAAAGGGTTTTAATGCTAGCTATATTACATTATATTTTAATGAAAATATACTATTTCAGAAAATTAATGATGAGGAAAAAATGATTCTAAAAGCTGTTGAATACTTGGAAAAAAGTTGTTGACTTGTTGTCTTATTGACTACTTACTAAAAAATTGATTTGCTTAGTTTTATTACTATTTTTATAGTATATAAAATTATATAGTATAAAAACTAATTGCTTAAACTAAACGTAAGACTAAGACTAAGACCAAGACTAAGCCTAAGCAAAAATAATGACTAATACTTTTTGCGACTTAAATGATGATGTTTTTCATATTATTATAAGTTATGTAAAACATTTTAGTTATCTTGCATTACTTAAGAGAACGTGTTTAGCTAACTATAATTGTGTATCGCGTTTATCAATTGCCAAACTTATGTTGTCTAATAGACTAGGTCAATTTTCACAGCGAACATATTGTGTAAATATTAATTGTTGTGAAGATAGTAAGGAAGTATTTTATAAACATTATCGTAATGGTGATTTTTGTTATGAACATATTAGGCAATTTGCCTTACAAAAAACAATAGCCTTAATTAATGAAAAAAATTATAAGTTTAATACACATTATTGTAGCGAATGCTTGAAAAAGTTTGTTTTAGTTGGAGATTTGAGAAATGTTAAGCACAACTATGACTATATAGATGAAGTAAATATAACTTATGCTAGATGTAAGTATATATTTGTGTAAGGCGTGAAAAAAAATTGATTCTTTATTTATAATTGTTTTTTTATATCAATGAATTATTAGTGGCTACCTTTTAAAATATTACCAATCTCTTGCAAAACTTAAAACAACGTGTAAGTTGTATTATAAAAAATTAAAATAAATTTTTTTTTGTATATCTCTTCTGTTTTGTATATTTTCTTATTTTTCTAGATCGTTTTTTCTTACCTCCTCCCCTGTCTGTCATTCCTCTTCGTGTTTCTCCTTGTCTTTCTCCTTGTCTTTCTCCTTGTCTTTCTCCTGAGCTTTCTCTTGATCTTTCTCTTGGTCCTTCTCCTGAGCTTTCTCTTGAGCTTTCTCTTGAGCTTGGTCCTTCTCCTAAACTAGTTTTTTTCATTAGAATCGATAATGTATTATAATTATACCTTGATATAAAGAAAACGCTTAAACCTGTTAAATTTAATTTACTATTTATTTCTTTATATATTCTCTTGTACCTAGCGGAGTTTGACTGATGATTCTCATCTAATAAAACAAAACTGTCAAACGGAAATAACTTGTCAAACTTAACCTTTGCTAACTCATCGGCAGTTAGCGTTATACGAACAAGCAATTCGTCGTCTGGTGGTGGTCTTCCATTATTTTTACGCTTATATATTAGTTCTCTCATAGTATCTTTAACGGGTGTTTGTGTGGCAATGTTCTTGTATCTTAAAACTGTTATTAACGGTGTTAAGTGTGAATCTGATTCTACTCGAACATTTTGAGTTGGTCCTCGAAATGATCTCGACATTTTATATATATAAAATATTTTTCTTAAAGCATTAAAAAAATATATAGAGCATTTTGTCAATATTACGCAATTTTCCTTAAAACAAACACTAGCCTTAATTAATGAAAAAGTTTGTTTTAGTTGGAGACTTGAGAAATGTTAAGCACAACTATGACTATATAGATGAAGTAAATATTACTTATGCTAGATGTAAGTATATATATTTGTTATACTTTTTAAAAATTGATTTCTTTTTTTCAGCATTTATTTATAGTCTGGCCAAACAGCAAAGAGCAATATGTATAGCGACCACGTTTCATTTTCGGTCGCACAAGAGAGATTGTTGGAGTTTTTTGAGAAGTTTGTTCCGACCAAGCGTTCATATTGTATTAATCCAGAGTGTGTGAAGGACACAGAAGCAGCAGTGCTATATATATGGGAGGCTCACTCGTTGGCATATGAGCATACTGACCGGCAACCAGCATTGAACATTACTACAATGTGGGTGAATGGAAAGAAACAATGGATTAGGTCTCATTATTGTTGCGAGTGCTTCAAGAAATATGTTTTGGTGGGAAACAATAAGAATGCTTCACATCGCTATTGGACTTCTTATGACAGACGTCAACAAAATGTGCACGTGATTTTTAATAGTGCACCATACCCATCTTCAACATCTTATTATGGTTCAGGCACCGTGCAACCACTAACCGAATTTCAAATTAAAATGCTTGGTAATGATGATAATTTGTTGTGTGTTGAATGAACATAGATTTTGCTCTTTGATGTGTTTTTGTTTTTTTTATATTATTATTTTTTGTAAAAATAATATAAAAACTTAATATATAGTATGAGTTATGTAAGAAAAGTTTCACCTTATTCAACTAATCAGGGAGATGAGGGAACATGTTGGGCACATGCAATGTCAAGATTAATATCAAGGTTAATAAAAATATATTTTAGTGGACTACAAGATTTGAATAGTAAATTTGATGATCCAATTTGGTTTTATGAAGGTGAATTATTAGATGAGTATTATGATACTACTAATTGCAGCACTGAGCATACTATTTTTCATTGTATTGCTGAAGCGCAAGATGTTTATAAACGAAAAGAACAATCATTTAGTATGCATAAACCATTGAAGCAAGTGATAAATTGGGAGTCTGAGAATTTATCTGCATTGTTATTTCATTTTATTTTTAATAGTATAAAAAATAAATATTGTCATCTACTATATAAACCACAAAGAGGATTGGCTGGACCAATATTTAATTTTTTTAAATTAATACGAAGGAGTATATCAGAAGAAAAAATAAAAGTTTTATTAAAATATAATGATTATCAAGATATTCAGCCACCAACACCACCGTCGTCACCGTCATCACCTGAAGAGGAATTATACAGTGACTACAACGACTACGCCTCTAGCAAAGCATATAGGGACATGGTTGCTGGGGCTAAAGGTGGTGGTTTAATAAAACCAACATATCGGCAAGTTCAAGAAAATAAAGTTAACTTTTCAAGACTTATTACCAAATTAGCATATATATTTAAACTCCTTAGAATAGCATTAAGGAAAAACACTTTAACAATTAATTTGTTTATGTCTATGGATCTTAATTCTTTTGTTCACCTTAACCCTAAAAGTGGATTCCCATATAATCATCCAACATTCAACACAGAATCAGCTAGTCACGCAATCTTTTTGCCAAGTAAACAGAGCAATTTCTTTTTTGGAAAACCAATGTGGTTAAAAACAATTATACAAGTTCTTGGGCGCGGGTTATATGTATTACTTGATATATATGTACATACTATTTTAATAACTGGTATTGAAGATGAATTTTTGATTGTTAAAAATTCATGGGGTTCAAATAGAGACTGGATTTTGCCAGATGAGGTTAAGTTTATAGTAGACAATAAACTTAGTATAGCTACTCTAATAGAGCACTCAAAGTTAGTTAAATTTGCAGTAGAATTAGTATATATAGATTTTGAAATTATGAATAATAGAATTATTACAAAGAGGAAACTTCCTAATAAATCTATTATTCATAATTTACAGAAAACAGCAAAAAGTTGGTTTCCACATTTTGGAATGGGAAAAAAAGCAACTCTTAAAAAGTTAAAACACAAATATAACAAATTAATAAAAAATGGCAAGACCAGTAAAATGTTTAAAAACTAAGCAGTATTAAGAGAGATTTTATAGACAAAAAAATTGATTCTTTTTATTATTATTTAGTATGTATTAAATAATAAAATAAATAATTAAATCTTTAATAAATGATGAATGTAAGCAGCATCTGCGACTTACCAAGCATCTGCGACTTACCAAGCATCTGCGACTTACCAAGTGACATTATACTACTCATTATTAAACAACTCGGCAATTACGAATACTTAATTGGTCTAAACATTACTTGTAAGTCGCTGTCTAGGTTGATTTCAAAATTTGCTGTTGCAAAGGAACTATTTGCTGTGTTGTTTAGTAGATTTAATCCATATGGGTTACAGAGCTATAATCCAAATCGTAAGTATATGGCAAAATGTGTGAATGAGCGTTGTAAAGAGGAAACCCATAATGCATGTGAATACATATGGGAGGCTCACGACGGACTTGGTTATGTACACAGGAAACAAGATGCACAAAACACAAATTTAATGGTAATTAATAAGAAAAAATTCTGGTTTCGCTCTCCTTATTGTTGTGAGTGCTTTAAAAGACATGTTTTAGTAGGAAACAACAAAAATGTTGCGCAACATTACGGAAATTATTGTTATGGAATACAGCAAGTAGTTGTAACCTTTAACACAACACAACCTTCAACTTGGTATGATTGTGCAAGAAATTGGTATGGACCATTAGTTGAGAGACAGGTGCGCCTTTTAAATGGTTATTATGAGCCGTCTTATAGAGAGTGCCCTGAATGAGGGGATTAAATGCTATAACAACATTTTTATAGATGGTGTTATACTTTTTAAAAATTGATTACTTTTTTTCAGCATTTATTTATAGCCTAGACAAAAAAGCACAAGCAAAAAAGAATGATGATGTGTGAAGCTTGTGCTCCAAGCATTTGCGAGCTCAACATTTGCGACTTGCCAAGCGAGCTCATAGCACTCATTGTTGACCGCCTTGGAAACAAAGACTATCTCGTGAGCTTCAAGGAGACGTGCGTGTTGTTTAGCAAATCCGTGAGCCAGTTTTACATTGCGGGGCAAATGGTGGCTACGTTGTACGGAGTGTTTACTGATCGCTATGTTGACAAGCGCTTTGAATTCCAGTATATAATGGGTGACTGTGCAAACGCAAACTGTTACTACGATACTGAAGTAGTGTGTGAGTATTTATGGAGTTATGGTTACAGGAGCTATTATCATCGTATTCAAAAGCCCATGAACTCAACGACCATGTTTGTCAATGGAAAAGAGTATCCGGTCAAGCATCATTATTGTGCTGAGTGCTTTGTGAAGTATGTATTGGTTGGGTCAAATCCAAATGTGTCACGGCACTACGGTGATCGTACTAGAGATCGCGACAAGCAAGTGAATGTGACCTTCAATTCGGAGCCGACATCTTCAACGTGGGTAAAATACAAAGGGCGCGAAAAGGAACCATTGACCAAGCGGCAAGTAAATGCTCTCAATGGTAAGTTTGATTAGTCTTTGTTTAACTTGTGCTTAACTTGTATTTTTTTTAAATTATAGTTGATAAAAAAATTGATTTTTTATAAATTATTTATAGTACCAAAAAAAACAACTATGACAAGTGTTAAAACAAGTAACCAAGTTTCATTTTCGGTCGCTATAAATCGGTATCAGGAGTTTTTTGAAAAATTTGTTCCAATGCAGTCTCAAGAATGTATAAACCCCAACTGTAGACAAAAGAAACAAAGCGCAATAAAACATATTTGGCATGCTGACACACTTTTATATAAACATAATGAAGACCATGTGGTGTCAACTATAGCACCTACGTTAAATATAATAACAATGCTGGTTAATGGAGAGCAATTTACTGTTATGTCACATTATTGTTGTGAGTGCTTCAAACAACAAGTGAAAAAAGAACGGAGTGCAAGGCAGAGAGCAAATCAAGAAAAGCGCACACAAGAAAAGCAGGCGCGCTAGTGCTTACAACGAGATTTGCGTTTAAAAGAAGAGGAGGAAAAAGCTAACGATTAAACTAATGATTAAATGCTATAACAACATTTTTATAGATGGTGTTATACTTTTTAAAAATTGATTACTTTTTTTTGTCTTTTATTTATAGCCTAGACTAAAAAGCACAAGCAAAAAAGAATGATGATGTGTGAAGCTTGTGCTCCAAGCATTTGCGAGCTCAACATTTGCGACTTGCCAAGCGAACTCATTGCCCTCATTGTTGACCGCCTTGGAAACAAAGATTACCTTGTGAGTTTCAAGGAGACGTGTGTGTTGTTTAGCAAATCTGTGAGCCAATTTTACATTGCTGGACAAATGGTTTCCGTGAAGTATGGAGTGTTTACTGAACGGCCTGTTGACCATACCTTTACCTACAATACCTACAATATTAAGAAAAGTTATTGTTTTAATACAAAGTGCTACGACGATAGTGTTTGGGTTCTTGACTATATATGGCATTATGGTTTCAGGAACTACATTCATCAAGTCCAACAGCCCATGAACTCAACAACCATGGTTGTTAATGATAAACATTACTCTGTCAAGTCTCATTATTGTCCTACATGCTTTGTGAAACACGTTCTATGTGGGTCAAATCCAAATGTCTCACAGCACTATGGAAATTATACCAGCGACGGTGGCATGCAAGTGAATGTATCATTCAACGATGTGCCTACACCTTCAACTTGGACACATTTCCAAACAGGAACAAAAGAACCGTTGAGTCAGTGGCAAGTAAATGCGTTAAATGGTAAGTTTGACTAGATTGGTCTTTGTCTTTGGTCTAATGTGTTTATTGTGTTTTTTTTTCGTCTTCTTTTACTTCTTCTTTTATTTCTTCTTTTACTTCTTCTTTTATTTCTTCTTTTACTTCTTCTTTTTCTTCTTCTTTTATTTCTTCTTTTACTTCTTCTTTTATTTCTTCTTCTTTTTCTTCTTTTTCTTCTTTTTCTTCTTTTTCTTCTTTTTCTTCTTCTTTTACTTCTTCTATTTCTTTTACTTCTATTTCTTTTACTTCTTCTATTTCTTTTACTTCTATTTCTTTTACTTCTTCTTTTTTTTCTTCTTTTTCCATTCTTAATAAATATAATGAATAACATTGAACTAACACTGAAATAAATAAATATCCTATATACTCAATTGTAAGATATTTTAGACCGTTTGATCTAATAAAATAACATTGTATTATTAGAAAAACCATCACAATAACTCTAGCATTGAGCTTAGCAAATGAATACTCATCTTTAACAGCAGGACCTATTAATGGTTCAATTACAGCCATTAAAATAAATGCTATAATTATTAATTTATCAAACAAACATAAAGATGTTAATTTTTTATAATCTATTATTAAAAATAATAACAAAAAAGAATATAATAGCGAATGTTCATAAGGTTTGCTAAAACTTTCTTTATTTCCGACACTATGTACTATATTCATCACATATTGAATAATAAAAAGTAGTGGTTCTTCTATGCTTAAAGACATAAATAAAATATAATGCATGCCTTTTAAAAATTCCATTAATGTATTATTACGAAACTTTTGTAAAAAATTATTGTCTTCTAAATCATCATATAATTTTGCTGCTGCGCCTGCTAATAATGCTATTAATGAATACATATAATATTTGTTATCTTATTAATATAAAAAATATTATATAATATTACGCATACTTTTTAGTTATTATTTATTAAAATATGATTTTAATATTATTGCTTCAAGCGCTTTAAATTCATCAAAAGTTTTATTTATATTTGCATTTAATATTGAAACATCAATAACATATACTCCTATTAATTTTAATTTATTAGTTATTTGATTTGCTGGTATAGTGAATTCAATAGACAATTCAACTGGTAGTTGATTAACATTAATATGATATCCAAATTGTGGATGCATACATGCCTTTGTTTCACATTCCTTATCATCTTTTGGATTGTTTGTTTCAATAGATTGTGATAAATATTTATATGGAATAGTTTGCAATGTTTGATATATATTTAAATAATAATGACTTCTAGTATGAGATTTTAAATCATCCAACAATTTATCATAATTAGTAAATTCATCATAATTTGATATATTAAAAAAATCATTATTAAGTACTTCTAATGATTTAATAAATAATTGTTGTTTTTCAATAGCTTCTTTTCTATTTAAATTAGCAAATTTTAGCATAGTTTCATCTTGTTCTACATAGTTTTCTATATATTTTAACTTTTGTAATGCGTTTTCAAGAGAGCTTTTATTCTTTGATGCTAATTCTGATATATACCATATTGAAATAAAGGCATCCAGTCCAAAGAAAAATGGTTTGTTACTGGGATTAATGTTTTTAACTGGATCTATAAAACTTGAACCATGAAACAATAATGTGCCTTTAGGTAGTATAGATTTATTTTCATACAATTCACGTGCTAAATTTAAATGTGCTGTCCATGTCTCTTCTTTAGATAAATCTTTGGTCTCAGAAACTTTTGGAAAATCTATTTTATTATACCAAAATGGATATAAGTGTTTATCAACTGTTATTCATTTTGTTTGTAGCAGTTTTTCTCCTTCTATTATAATATTATAGTTAAACGACCAATCATCAATTTCTTTTGGTGTTTTGCAACCATGTTTTATAGCCTCATTATAGCTCCAATATATTGTATTTGGTTTAAGTTTCCACTCCATGCTTAGCAAATCAAGTAGTCCAGAGGCATCAAAATCAAATAATTTATAACTTCCATCAATAGCTTGTCCCATATTATCAAATTTCCAGTCTATATACATAATCCCAAGTGCTTGTAAAAAATCTTTCACCTTAGTCATTACTTCTATTATTTCATTTAACTCTGTGCGTGTCATAATAAGTAATTTTTCTGAATCTACTTGTTCCATATCAACATGGTTAGCACCTATATTATAATAAGTAACAATATTAGCATGCGGATGTGTCATTAATAGTTTAACTATTGTTAGCTCTACTTGTTTTGAATAGTCTAATAATGGGTGTGGCTCACCATAGTTTTTTCTAAAAAAGAGCGCTCCATCATAAGTTTCGTCTGTATGTTCTCTGCTATTGCTATCTGGATGGTAAATGGTGGATTGAGTCAACATAAATAATAATAATGTTATTACTTATATAGTTTTATATACTAATTAGCTAAACAATTAGTATATAAATACAAATAGCTGTTATTTATTTAGGTTAATGATTAGTTTACCAGATGATATATTAAGACATATATTTTATATTCTTAATAAAAATGATTTGTACAGTTATATAAGCCTATCAAAGCGCTTTAATACACTATTTAGTCAGTCACAATTAGCAAGGCTTATGCTCACAAATAAAATACATAATTATAATCCATTAAATAAATGTGTAAATGCTAATTGTTATAGGGTTACAAAAGACATTTTTTATAATGTATATATGCGACACAATACACTTTATAGACATAGTCATCAACGAGCCATTAATAAAAAAACTATAATACATAAAAGACTGAATTATGAAGTCATAAGTCCTTATTGTTATATATGTTTAATGACATATGTATTAAACGAAGACATTCCTAAATATGTATTATGAAAAAACTAATTTACTTTATTATTACTTTATTATTTTATTATTTTATTATTTTATTATTTTATTTGTTTTTTTGTCTTAGTTTTTAACGTTAAAATAGAGTTGTTTTTCATTAGCTTATGTTTATTTGTGCTACTTGTTTTAAGAGTCATCTTTTTCTTACAAGTGAAGCCGTTTATTTTTAAGTTTTTGCGCTGTATTATGCTATGATTACATATTCCAATTGCTCTACTTTCTGGCTGATTCTTATTTGGGACCTTTTTAACACAGCTACATAATTTTTGTGCTATTATTTTTTCTGCTGCTTTTTTAAGAGAGCTTAATGACGCATTGCTTTTAGTTTGTATACTATAATAATTAAGCAATTGCTTATAGTCTTGTTTTGAGAGAATCATGCTTTATATAATAACATAAAATACTTATAATATTGATTTAATTTGAGAAAATCCAGTGCTAATAAAGTGTTGTGCTTTATATTGAATATAACTTTCAATAGAACTTATTATGGTGCTTGATAATAGCAAAAATATACCCGATGAAAATACTAATTGCCTATCAAATTCTCCAAACTGTTTTTGCTTATAAGTATATGGATTATAATTAATAAACAGTAATAATCCTATGTAAATTCGTAAAAAAGACTTTAAACTTTCTAAATATTGTGGAGCATAACCACCTACACCAAACAATACTATTATATATAAAGCAAAACTAGCATTTAAAGAATATAAGAAAATTCTCTCACTTAGCTTAGTCATAACTAACTATTAATGTCTATTAATATACATTAATATTTATTAATCTATAAAACTGGCTTTTCGCATTTTTCGCATTTTTCGCATTTTTCGCATTTTTCGCATTTTTGCAAAACTAAAGAATTTGGTAATTCTCTAAAAATCTCTAAAAAATCAATAAAATATACTTAACCCATAAATGCTAACAAATAAAAATATGAAAATAGCTGTTTTTTTTATGCTGACAAATAAATTTTTTTATAAAGACCTAATTTTTTTCATTTTGGACATTTATAAATGTCCAGTTTTACTTTTAGTACCCCTTTATGGCAAAAATTGGAGCAAAAAACCGATTTACAGCATTATGCTCTTAAAATATTTTATAAGGGTGAAAAAAAGCCTTACCATAACTTTTTTTGAGTAAAAATGCGCTTTTTTATAAGTATTGCATACTTATAAAAATACTTATAAATTTTACGCTTTTTGGCGCACTTTTTTCGCTCACATAAAATTGTTAGCATATATGATGCGATTACATTATGTTTTTAAAATATTTTAAATTGATGATTTTTCAATACTTATAAAAGCGCAAAAATGTATCAATAATAATGATTTAGAAGTTTTTTTATAAGTATATTATACTTATAAATGACTTATGAAAAAAGCGCAAAAAGCGCTAATTTTTTTGAATGTATTATTTGTGACTTTAATACGTGTAAAAAATGCGATTTTAATCGACATTTGAAGACGCTAAAACACAAAAACAACGAAATACTTATAAATAATAGCCCCGAGCGCACAAACAAGCTATTTGCTTGCGAATGCGGAAAAGTATATAAACACAATCAAAGTTTATATAATCATAAAAAACGATGTATAGTTAAAACCATTGAGCTAAAGGAAGAAGAACCAGCTACTAGTGTTATAGTTAATAGTAACATAGACCAAACAATGATTATGCGATTAATTAGTGAAAATAATGATATCAAAAATTTGCTACTTATGCAACAACAACAATTGTTAGAGCAGCAAAAACAATTAGGAGAACAACAACGCCAACTTGTGGAAATAGTCCCTAAAATTTGTAATGTTACAAATAATACAGCACATATTAAGCAAAATTTTAACATTAATGTATTTTTAAATGAACAATGTAAAAATGCCATAAATATGAATGACTTTATTAAGCAAATAAAACTAACATTAGACGACCTAGATTTAACAAAAAATAAGGGTTTAGAAATCGGACTTAGTAACGCTATAATTCAAAGTATTAATAAAATGTCGCTATTTGAAAGACCATTACATTGCACTGATACAAAACGAGAAACATTATATATTAAGGATAATGATTCTTGGGAAAAAGACAGCTCAAAAACTAAAATTAAGGGTGCTTTACATAATTTAAACAAAGCACACTTTAAATTGATACAAGATTGGATAGCTCAAAATCCGGATTTTAAAGAAAATGATGCAAAACAAGATTATTTTGCTTACTTATTGAAAACTTGCTCTGTTAACCTAAAAACAATTGATGATAAAATAATTAAGAAAATTTGTGCTTGTAATAATTTGAAAGAAAATTTAAAAGAATTAGAAAATATAAATTGCGACTAATTATTTAAAATAGTTTGTTATGTTAATATTGGTTTAAATG